ACCATACCCCGCACCCGATCGCTCTATTCGTCGCCCGCCTCGTCTCCGCCTTCCTCCGGGTGGAGGTCGACCTCGACGTCGCAGGCGCAGGCGGGGTGCGCCGGGTAGATCGCGTCGCCGCTCGGGAAGGCCTGCTCGAGGGGGATGAACCCGGCCGCGGCGTTCTCGTCGCACTCGTCGGGCTTGCCTTCCCCGTGGACGTTCGAGAGGAGCCAGCGTTTGCCGGCCACCGCCCCGGACTCCCGGTACGTCTGCATGTTCGCGTACCCGTTGACGAACGCGAGCTCCGTCTCCGCGATCGACCGGGCGCGGTACTCCGAGAAGAGGAAGTTGTCCGAGAGCTCGCCCTGGAGCTGCTCGGACGTCCAGCCGTCGTCGACAGCCTTCGCGATCATGGCCTGGATGCGGTCCCGGGTCGTGTCCGTGATCGCCATCCGGGGATTCGGGTTGTCGACTAGCTCGCCGTCGCGCCACTGCTTCCCGACCAGTTCGGCCGCCCGCTCGTGGGCGTACCGGGAGACGATCTCGTTCGTCTTGTTCACGAGCCCCGAGGAGTCCGCCAGCTCGAGGGAGGCGACCGCGGCCCGCGCCTGCGCCAGGCCGACGAGCCGGAGCTCCGCCTCGACGACCTCGATGAGCGCGTCCGTCCCCGGTCCGTCGCCGCCCTCCTCCTCCGCCTTCCGAAGACGGGATCCGATGGCCTTCTGCAGGTCGCCCGAAGGCATCGCGCGATCGGCCTCGGAGAGCGCGGCGAACTCCGAGAGCGCGGCCTTGATGACGCGCGGGCGAGACGCAGCGAGGTAGGACGCGAACCGGTCCTTGAGCCGGTCCTCCGCGTCGCCGTGCTTCGGGTTGTGCAGCTCTCGGAGGCGGATGCTGCGTTTCGTCCGCCGCCGTCCCTTTTTCTCCAGCTCGACGGCCTTCCCGTTCGCCCGGGCGGAGTGCTTCTCCGCGCGCTGGATCGCCCGCTCGGCCGGCGAGATCTCGTCGGGCTTCGGCTCGGCGCCCGGACCGTCGACGGGGGCCGGGGCGGGCGCCGGCATCATCGCGCCCGTCGCGACCATATCGAGCGGTACCGGCCCGCTTCCCGTCTCCACGGTGTAGACGTCGCCGCCCGGGATCGGTCCCTTGCCCTCCTCCTCGCGGATCTCGTCGCGCGACCGCAGCCCGTTCTTGACCCGGATCTCGTCGGCCTGCGCGTTGTCGAGGTTGTCGCGGCCCTCGCGATCGAGGTCGATGTACTCGATGTTCGGATGCCCGAGGTACATCTGGATCAGGCGGTTCATGACGCGCCGGCGGAAGTTGAGCCACGGGTCGAGCCCCGTGTCCTGCGCCTCCTTCCCCATCTCCTCGCTCGTGGCCTGGCCCTGCTTCGTGGTCGAGAGGAGCGCCTGCGGGCTGATGCCCATGAGCCACGCGATCACCCGCGCGAGCCACTCGTCGAACTGGTCCTTGAGGATGGCGTCCTTGAAGAAGTAGACCGACTCGCCTTCGCCGCCGGGGATGAACTGGACTTGATTCTTCGCCGCGAGGTTGCCGTTGAGCATCGTCTGCCAGTATTTGTCGATCTGCTCGAGCTGCTCCGGTCCCCACTCCTTCGGGACCTTGATGAGGGCCGGCGGGATGTTGCCGGACGTGTAGTGCTCCAGCTTGACGATGTCCCGGCGGATCGCCATGTTCACGATCATCATGAGCTGCTCGACCACGGAGTACCCGTAGAGCCGGTTCGACCGCGGGTTGCGGACGACGAGGAGCAGCTCCCGCGTGGTGAAGTTCGCCGCGATCGCGCCCTTGATCTTCTGCTGGTACGCGGTTGACGGCGGAGAGGGCGTGCGGCCGTCCTCGTTGAGCCGGCGCAGGATCGTCGCGCCGTCGATCACGTCCAGGGAGAACGGGCGGCCGGAGAGCGTCGGCCGCGTGTAGATCGCCGCCTGGTCGAGGACGATCGAGTCCTCCGCCCAGACCCGCGTCCACTCCTCGAAGTCGTACTCGGGGTCGCCGTTGTCGAGGCGCTGCGGGTACCGGAGCCAGGCTTCGAGCTCCTTCGCCTCCGGGTCCTGCTCGGCGCTCTTCTTCGAGCCGATCCGCTGGAGCGTCCAGCGGCGGGAGCTGATCTGGTCCTTCCGCGTCTCGATCGCGCCCCGGAGGATCGTGCAGCCGTCGGCGAGCGCCCGCAGCTCGTCGAAGGTGACGCCCTGGTCCTCGCCGGGCGTGAACCGGAGGTTGATGTTCGTCTGGTAGTCGCGGGTCCGCCCCTTCACGTTGTCGGTCGTCGTGAGGTTCGGCGGCTGGCCGGCTCCGAAGAAGCCGGCGCCCGGGCCCGGCTCGATCCGCGAGGGCGTGTCCGGAGCCGGGGCCGCGCCCGGCTGCCGGTTCTGCGGCACGCTCGCGCTGTTGAGTCCGGGGACGAGCGGGGCGAGCGTCGGGTTCTCGATGAGGCTGCGCGCCGCGAGCTCGATCGCCTTGCCCAGGATGCGGGGGTCCATCTGCATCGGGGCCGCGGGCCGGACGACCGGGCGGGTCACGGGCCGCGGGGCGTGGGCCTTCTCGATCGTGCGGCTCGACGGCCGCCGCCGCTTACCTCCGCCGCGCGTACTCAATGTCTGCCCTCCTCGTCGATTGCGGGTGCGGCGGATCGCCCGCGTGCGCCTCGTGCTCCGTGCGGTCTGCCAGCGCCGCCTCCGCCTTCTTCCTCATGTGCTCCAGGATGCCGTCGCCCTTCACGCCCGCGCCACCGTTGAGGAAGAAGTGCGCGCCGCTCGCGCCGTCGACCCGATCGTCGTGCGTCCCGACCGTGGGGAAGTTGACGAGCTCGTCGATGAACGCCTCATAGTCGTACTCGCCGCGGTAGACGCGGACGCGGCCGGCCCCCGCGTCGATCGCCAGCCCCGAGGCCCGGTCGATCTTGTCGGCGCGCTTGGGGTCGGGCTTGAACCGGAATCCTGCATCAGCCGCAATCCTAGCATACCGGGGGTTCATGCCCTTCGAGTCGCTCCCGGGCTGCTGCTCCTTCACCGCGAGATAGAGCGCGCGCGGGTACCGCTTGAGGTCCTCGATGCCCTTGAGCTTGAACCGCTCGATGACGACGTCCGAGGTGTCCCGCAGGTACTCCACGTCGGCGAATACGAAGAGGCCGCTCTTCGTCCGCAGCTCGAGGACGCCCGCCGTCGCGTCCGGGTCGTTGTCCCCCGTGTCCTCCGTGCCGGCGGTGTCCCAGTAGCGGAGCGCCCCGGTGAGCTCGTCGACGGATGGCAGAGCGTCGACGTACTTGAACCAGTCGCGGCGGAAGACGCCGGCCCCGATGTCGAGGTCCCAGTTGCCCTTGAGGATCGCCTCCCGGATGCGCGGGGGGAGCTTCTGGAGGGTCTTGAGGTACGCCGGCCGGTCGAGGTACGGGTTGTCCTCCATCACGGCCTTGATGAAGATCTTGTCCGCCGTGGGCTCCGAGTTCACGAAATAGCTCTTCACCCACTCGTGCCCCTGGCCGCCCGGGTTCGCGCCCGCCCGGATGCCGAGCGGGACCTCGGAGAGCGGCCCTTCCGACGGGCGTCGGAGGCGGGACTGGATGCGCTCGTACTCGTACCGCTGGAACTGCGTGAGCTCGTCGATGTAGATGCGCTGAAACTCCGCGGAGTCGTACCGCTCGTACGCCTTCCGGTTCTCCAGCCCGCCGAACGTGATCGACGCCCCGCCGGCCCCGGTCGATCCCTTCCCGGGGAAGCGGAAGGAGTTCGAGAGGCCGTGCCAGTGCGCCTTCGTCCCCGCGAACCATTTCGTCGCCCGGTCGAGGAGCGCCTTCGGCTGGCGCAACGCGGTCATGGTACGCCGCAGGATCAGGCCGGCAAACCCGTCGACCTCCACGAATCGCAGCATGTCCATGAGCCCGACGTCGGACTTCCCCCCGCCCCCGGCGCCGCCGTACAGCGCCTCCTCGCCCTCGAAGAGCAGGAACATCCCCTGCTTGATCGTTGGCTTCCGCGGGCGCTCCTGTCCGTCGTAGAACGCGGGCGCGCTGTACTGGCCGATCAGGTCGAGCCGGAGCCGGTCCTCGACGACGGCGACGGGATCGGCCGCGCGCGGCGGTCGGCTATTTCTTTTTCGCCGGGCGGGTGGAACGGTCGAGTCCTTCGAGCATCGCGCGGACCTCCTCTCGGCTCACGGTCGCCTTTCCCCGGCTTTTCGGCGTCGGCTCCTCCGGCTTGCCGGATGCGGCCCGGGCTTCCTTCCGCCAGGTGTCGCCGCCGCGGTTCGGCAGGAAGATGCGGACGGCGGTCCCCCAGTGGCGGTGCTTGTCGTTCATGCTCACGTTCGCGACCTTCCGCTCGACCTTTCCGACCAGGACGGAGACGGCCTCATCGATGGCCTCTGACAACTCCGCTCCCGGCTCCAGCTTGAGGTTGCGGTGCGCGCGGGAGGGGTGCGCCTTGAGCCATTTGAACAATGTGCTCGGCGCGATGTGCAGGACGGAGCGGGCGACGCTCTCGAGCGTCTCGCCCTCGGAGATCGCCTCCTTTACGCGGTCAATGTCCCGCGGGGTCGGGTACCACTCCCGGCGTCCGCCGCGCTTGCCCTTCGGGCGGGGTCTGCGAGCCATGCCCCTGTCATACCACGAGGGGCGGCTGCGGATACGTCGTCCCGCAGAAGATACACGTCCGCGGGGAGCCGGTCGGGTAGTCGCCGCGCCAGACCGGCCGGGCGCAGGCCGGGCAGGCGACCTCGAGGTTTGCGCCGCTCGCGTCCCGTCTCGGGTTGTCCGTCACGTTCGTCGTCCCGTACGGGGCCTTCTTGTTCGGGACGTGGACCGTGGCGAACGGCCGGCGGGACGGGCGCCCAGGGCGGCTCAGAGGAGCGCCAGGAAGTCGGCGCAGGCTTGCAGGCGCACGCGGGCCTGCTCCTCGAACGCCCGGGGATAGTCGATCTCCTCGATCCGCTCGACCTGGCCGGCGGTCGACCGCTTGAACGTGACGGCCGTGTACGGCTTGAGGTCGAGCTCGTTGAGGTCGAGGGTGACGCGCTCCTTGTGGCCGTGGCATTTCAGCGCATACCGGAGGACCGCGGGCGGCCGGAGCGGCAGGATCTCCACTTGCACGAGGACGCCGCAGCGCGGGCAGGTGGGCCGGATGCGCTCTAGCGGGACGGCGGTCATCTCCCGGGCGCCGTCCGGCAACGGTCGATCGCTCACTCGCCCTCGAACGCCGGCCCGAGGTCCATCCGGCCCTCGAGGGCCCGGGCGAGCTCCTGGACGGGCCAGAGGTGGGCCGTTGCGTAGATGAACCGCGCGAAGTGGTGGTTCTGGATGGCGCGACCGTGGATGCCGTACATCGTACGCGGGCTCACGAATATCTGGTCCGGGACGACGCGATACCCGGAGTCGTACATCCGGGCGATCAGGGCGTCGAAATCCTCTATCGAGAGGGCGGCGCCGCTCACGGCTTGCCGATGGAGTCGAGCAGGCGGCGGACCTCGTCGTCCTCGCGGTCATCCCGGGCCGCTGGTACCGTGACGTCGCAGCGGCAGTTCGGGTGATACGGAAAGGACGGATCCGGCGACTGGGCGCGGATCGACCGGCGGTACGCCTCGTCGAGCGCCCAGTCCCACGCCTTCGACGCCGCCCAGATCGTGAGGCCGAGCAGGGTGATCGCCGGGCCGAGCAGGTCTATCACTGCGGGGTCCCGGTGGACTGGCGGTACCGACGGTGTCGGACGAACCGGTTGCCCAGCCCGAGGCCGTGCCAGGGCAGCTCCCAGAGCGCGTTGAAGAGGTGCATCGCGCGCCAGGCGATCCAGTGGCCGTACTCGTGGGCGTTGACGACGAGGTTGTCGTTCGCGGGGTGGAGCCAGATGATGTTGCGGCGGATGTCGAAGAGGCCACCCGAGCCGTCGGGCGCGTCGATGAACGGCGGCGGCTCCGGCTGGACGTACCGCGTCGGGAGCATCAGGCGCCAGACCTGCGGCCAGCAGCACTCCGCCCAGTACGCCCAGGTCCCGCAGGGCGGCATCATGCCTGCGCCTCGTCCTCGAGCGGCGGGGTCGGGAGCGCGAGCATATCGTCCTCCTTCCCCGGCGAGAGCTTCTCCGCGAGATCCTCTGGCCGCTTCGTGGCCTTCGTGAGCTGCTGGAGGCGGGCGGTGTCGGGCCGGTGGACGAACCGGATCGCGGCGGCGGCGATGATCTGGAGCTTGCCGTTCGCCTCCGTGGTCGCGGCCATGGCCGACGAGAGGTAGATGATCCCCGCGATCAGCTTCTCGTAGTCCTCGACGCGGGCTTCCTCCCCGGCGACGGTGCGGAGCATCGGGAGCTTGTCTTGGATGGCCTGCATGTCGGCGAGGATCGAGGCGATGCGGTCGTAGAGACGCTGGTAAGGGAGCTTGACGGCCTCCTTTGCGTCGGCGGGCTGCTCCTGCGCGAGGACCTTGTCGAGCTCGCCGCGGTCGATCGCGTCCTGGATGTCCTTCTTCTGCTGGGCGGTCAGTTCGGGCGGTGGGCCGTCGTGGCTCATGGGCGCACGATCCCGGCGATCGCGTGCATCATCGCCTCCTCGAGGCGGGTGAGCGCGTTCGCCTGCTCGCGGCCGTTCGGGACGTGGTCGACGATCTCTTCGGCCAGGGCGAGGAAGTAGTCGCGCATCCGATGGGCCGCCTGACTCGTCGCCGCGTCGGGCTGGTGATAGGTGAAGTCCCGGCGGACCCGCTCGACGATCGTCCGGTGGTCGCAGGTGCAGGGGATCAGGTTGCCGTTCGTGGAGTTCGGCGCCTCGCAGCCGGGGCGGTGGCTCACGGCTTCCCCTTCACGGCGGGCGCGCCCTTCCAGTCCGGCGGCGGCGCCTTCTTCTTCGCGGGGACTTCCGCCTTCTTCGGGGCCGGCGCGGACTCCGCGGGCTTCGTGGCGCTCGCCTGCGCGGCCTTGAGCTCGGCCAACGTCTCGGCCTTCACCTTCGCGGCCAGCTCGGCGTCGTGCTGCTGCTGCGCGGCCTGCTGCTGCTGGCCGGAGAGCCACGCCGAGAGCTGGTCGAACGTCGGGACGGTCGTGAGGGTCGCGGTGCTCCACTCCTCGCCGCAGGAGCAGACGTAGTCCAGGTGCACGGCGTCGATGTGAGCGTCCGGCCCGGCCTTCGTGCACTTGTAGTCTCCCCGGCCGCAGCCCGGGCAGATCACCATGCCCTGATCGTTGTGGAAGGCGCCGAACGGCAGGACGGCGCGCCGGCCAACGGGGGCCGCAGCGCATCCCGCGAGGGCGAGCGAGAGGAGCAGGGCGCGGACGAGGGCGGATGGTTTCATCGTGATCTCCTTCGATCAGCCGGCCGCGCGGTGCGCCGGGATCTCCCCGATGACGCGGCCGTCCAGCTCGAGCTTGGGTGAGGGTGGCGTAACGGGGTTGCCCTGGTCCTTGGTGAGGATGGCGATGAGGTTGTCGTAGAGCGGGACGCTCACGGCCTCGAGGAGGTCGTGCGCGTCGCAGAACCCGAAGACGGCCTGCTGGCCGCGGATGGCGGGCGGCTCGACCGCGACCAGGTCGCAGGCGTGGGTCGCCGGGGCGGCGCAGATGCAACAGACCATGCCGGGGGTCGTCGGCTTCCTCATCGTGGCGATTGTACCGCGTCCGGCCACGGCCACTTCCAGCCCTTCGGGCGCTCGGCCGGGCAGAGGAAGGGGTCGAGCGGCTCGATCTTGACGGTCATCCCGATCGCGGGCGCGGGACCCTCGGGGTCGAAGGACCACGGGTACTTCGGGGGCAGGATGATCGAGAGCGCCCGGCGGTCGTTTTCGATGAGCTGCGCGTTCTGGAGCGCGTCCTGCGTGATCTTGATGAAGTTCGACGGGTCGCCGTGGGTCAGGTCCCGGAAGACGTGCTGGTACTCGATGACGACCCAGCCCGGGATCAGGGGAAGGCGGTACTCGATCCGGGCGCACTCCACGAGGTTATAAAACGCCTTCTTCTTCGGGTTGCCGAAGTACCGGCCCTGGCCGAACCGGCCGGCGTTGTTGTCCGTCGGCGGCCAGTGGTTGAACCGGAGCTGCAGCCCGCGCCGGTGGTGGGAGAGGTGGAGGACGTCCGCGTCGCACCGGGGACGCTCCGGCATCCCGAGGATCGTCACGGCACCAGCTCCCAGAGAAGGCGCGGGACGGCCTCCGTGTGATCCTGCCTCTTTCGTTTCACGTTGTCGGATGCCCACGACCTCGGACGATCGCGCCGGGCAACGATCGACCAGCCAGCCCCACGAAGCGAGACGCCCGATTCGTCCTGACGGGTGTATGTGATGAGGCGCCGGTACCCGAGCGCGAAGGCGGCGCGAGCGCAGGCCCCGTAGAGCATCGAGTTCGCGTTGCGCGTCCCGTCCGTGCATGTCCTCGTGACCTCCAGCGTGAATCCGTTGGCGAAGAGGCGGGCGACCGGGTTGCCCACGATCGCCACCGCGACCAGTCGGCCCTCATGCTGCACGCCCACGGTGAAGCGATACCGCCGTGGCGCCCGGTGGTGCCGGTGGTGGGCATTGATGAATTCGCAGGCGCGGTCGAAGCCGACCGGTACGATCGTCACGCGGGCTTCGCCTCGAACGCGGTGCAGCACGGTTGCCCCTGCGCGTCGTGCTTGAGCTCGGGAGGGTACCCCGAATCAGAGACGCCGAAGGCCATCGACGCCGTGAGGATCGGGCAATAGACCTCCTTCTCGTAATCGTCCTTCGTGCAGTGCGCGCACCATCGCGCCTGGAACATCTCGCCCTCCGTCCCGTTCGAGGGGCGGTACGGACCGCCCCCCGACCT